AAAAGGGAATAAAGATATCTGGACGTGGTTGTAAAACTGTCCATGTAAGTATTCCACTTCCTATAATCACGCTCACAGCACTTATCATCTCCCACCAAAATGCTTTGGGATTTGAACTATGACTATCTCTCATGAATTGTATCATTACTTATCCTCATAAAAATAGTCAACTACAAATATTCTTTTGTTATCTCTTACAGGATAACATCCGTGTAACACGGTGCTTTTGAAAATTAACATATCTCCTCTATTAGGTTTATAACATAAATCATGTGTATTACCTTGTCCATCATATAGAAACGCAAATGTACCTCCGTGGAAAGTAGTTGGGTCTGGGTCGCTATCAGTAAGGTACACAACAGCACTTATCTTTTTTACATTCGGATCGCTATGCCTATGAGCTTTCTGCCACCCGCCTTTCTTATATTCAATTATCCACAAAGCACAAAGATCAGTAATAGTAATTGGTAAATTTACTTCATCTATTACACTTTGTAAGTGTGGTTTGAATTTCCACTGATTAACAAAAGCATCAGGATGTATGTTATATTGCTTGCCTCTATATGTGCTTGTTTGATCACTTACATCTTCTCTTGTATCACTAGGAAAAACTTTTTTGTCCCAATGGAAATCAAATTCTTCTTTGTCTTCATAATGAGATTCTATAATCCATTGATGTTGATTTCCTAGTAAGTGTGTTTTCATAACTTAGATTCCTTTGCTACTTCTTTTACTACTTCAACGTCAGCTTGTTTCTTTTTAAACTTCATAGCCCAATGCTTTGGATCTACTACTGTATATACAAACTCTAATTGTTCGTCATTAAACTGTGAAAGCATCTGTTTACCCGAAGGACAATTTAACATAAGCCAAGGACTAATCTTTCCGTCTTTGATGTCTCTGGTCACTCTGTTAAGGGTTGCGTGTCTAAAGTAATCGTTCCATGGTGCTTCTTTTTCCGCTCCCCAATCCATCATTGTTTCTATTGTTCTTTCTACTGCTGTTTCCATACTTTCTTTTAGCACAAGCTCATTTACATACACTTCATACAATTCATCTCTACACCAATGATCTAGTTTCTTTCCGCTAGTTACTACCCAGTCAATATATTTTTCCATATACAAAGGCTTAACATTGTTTAGCCAACTACCAAATTTTACAAAAGCATTGTAGTAGGGACTATCACAAAACTCCTTATATGTTTTTTCATTCTTTGTACCAGCACTCAACTTATAGAACCTTGTAAACGCATAGTATCCTAGTTGTACATGCTTTTCTTTTTTCTGTAAGTGTCTACGTTTCTTTTCACACATATGAACTGCTAATGTTTTTTCTCTAGTAAAACTAGCACCGCAGTATTCACATTTGTATGGTTTAGATGTCGACACTTTTCTTATCCATCCCGTATGCTTCTCCAAGGGCAAACAGTTCTTTTTTTGTAGATATTCTAGCAAGTAATTCTACCTCATCTCTTTTCATGTTAGGAAATATTTTTTCAATAAACTTTACACTCTTACTATTTGATCCGCCTTTTTTCTTGTGACCAATCCATTCGTGATATTGTATATTTTTTGTGTTGCCAGCCATACAAATCAACTGCCATAGAAACTTTTTATGCTTTTGTAAATTAAAAAAGTTTTTGTTGTAGTATTCGTTTGTTTTGAACACAGCAAGTTCTTGATTATCTCTGCTACCTTTTTGTGAGCTTACATATCTATTCAGTAAATAAAAACTTACTTGTTTCTTTTCTTCATCAGATAATTCGTCCCAAATTTCTTTAGCACCCATATCAACGGCCGCAAGTATATCTTTTAAAGGTAATTTATTCATAATATGCTACTGTATCACTCTTATGTTGTTTTATATTATAACCTAATTTCGTAAAAAAGTCAACCACTTTTTCATTTTCTTTCCTTTTGTTTTCAAACATTACAACAGGTTTCCAATTATTAATTGTATTGTATCCTCCCAAACACACTTCCAATTCGCCACCCTCTACATCTATTTTGATTAGGTCAACATTTTTGAAATCAAAACTATCTAGTGTTTTTTGGGCAACAGAAAATTGTTTGCCTGTTTTGTATCTTACTGTGCTACCGTGTCTAGGATCATTTTGTCCATTATCAGGTATAGTTAAAACTACCTCCTTGTTGATGTCTCCTAAAGCATATGGATACATTTTTACATAAGAAGGTATTAATTGGTTAGTAGTAGGATTAGGTTCAAAGGCATATATCCTAGGAAATTTTGAAATAAGCGGAGCACTTGTGTCACCGTTATGAGCACCTATGTCAATATAAGTATTAAATTTTTTAACATACGGTAATGCCCAATCAGTTATTTTGTGTACGCTCATTCTTCGAAACCCATTTTTTTAGATCTTCTTTTGTGTTTATTTCTATTCCATCAAAATCAACTCTAGTGCAACCTATTTCCCATCCTGCCTTTAACCATCTCAATTGCTCTAATTTTTCAACTTTTTCTTCTTGAGTAATTTCTAAACTAGGATATAAATTCAAAGCATCGTTACGATAGGCATAGATACCAAGATGCCAATCACCATAACCTGTCATACCTCTACCAAACCAAAGTGCTTTATCACCTGCCCTAACCATCTTTACTGTGCTTGGTTCGTCTTGTTGTATTTTAGGCATATCGGCGAATAGTGTTGCTATCGGATAATACTTTAAATATTCAACCACACTATTAATCATCTTAGGTGTAACATCAGGCATGTCTCCTTGAACATTAACAAAGTTTCCATAGTCTAGTTGTTTAGCCGCCATAGCACATCTTTCTGTGCCGTTACTTGCTTTACCTGTCATTACATAGTTAGGTACTTGTGAAGCTATTTCTTCACTGTCTGTAACTACGTAGGTATCATAGTCTGTTTGATTACAAATATCAAATATTCTTTTTATCATTGGTATGCCATTTAGTTCAACCAATGGTTTATTAGGATATCTTTTGCTTTCAAGTCTAGCTGGGATTAGAATAGCTGTACGCATGTATGTCCTTTACAATTTTTTCAAAGTCTTTTATATGAACCATGTTAGGTCCATCACTAGGAGCATTATCTGGATCTCTATGTACTTCGATAAAAAAGTTTTTTATACCTAACGCTGATCCTGCTCTAGCAAGTCCGGGAACAAAGTCTCTGTTACCACCAGATGATCCACCCAGACCTCCTGGTTTTTGAACCGAGTGAGTAACATCAAAAACAATATCATTATCGTAATTGTTGAGCATATAGTCAAGGCCGGTAAAGTCGACCACAAGTGTATTGTATCCAAAGCTAGTTCCCCTTTCTGTAATCCAAACTTCTCTAGCATCTTCTGTCTTTGACAATATTCCTTTCATGTCCCACGGAGCAAGAAACTGTCCTTTTTTGATGTTCACTATTTTGCCTGTAGCACATGCCGCCTTTAATAAGTCTGTCTGTCTACACAAAAAAGCTGGAATCTGTAAAACATCTATTACTTCTGAATGTTTTGATTGTATTAATTCTATTTGTTCAACTGTGTGTACATCTGTAAGTATTTTAAGTTTATTACCGTGTTTTTCTTTTATCAAATAGAAGTCTCTTAAAGTCTTGTCAAAACCTATGCCTCTTTTTCCATCAATGCTACTTCTATTGGCTTTGTCAAAACTTGCTTTAAAATAATAATCAAATCCTAAGTCCTGACAAACTCTTCTACAATGAGAAGCAATTTCAAATGATTCATATATACTTTCATGCTGGCATGGTCCCGCGATTATTTTCATTTTCCCATTCCTAAAATATCTATAGTCCAATATTCTACACAAAGCCAATACAATTCGTCTTTTGTAAAAACTTTGCTTAATCTTTTTTTCTTTAATATCTCCATAACTTCTCCATATACAACTTGATTGTGTTGATGTCCTGGAGCAACCTTTTTGATTACATCAATTACTTTAAGTTGCTTCTTGTCATAATCTTCTTCTCTTGTATTAAAAAACATTTCTCAATCCTATATTCCTGGCATTGTAAATAAAGCCTTTATTCCTTCAAGCTCAGGAATCGGTTTACGAGCAAACACTACCCATTTGTAAGCCCACATAGTATTTTTATTTGTACAAAATTCCCTAAAACTTGTGCCAGTAGTATAAACATCATCAACCACTAGCCAAGGATGATCTCCTTCTGTTACATGTTTTTCCAAGGCATATTGTAGCTTCATTCCGCCTCTTGGTATTCCTTTTACTTTGCTAAATGGTTCCGTTTGATAATCTAAAATCATAGTTGCTAGGCAATCCCATTCTTCATCGCTGATGGCATCGCACTCTATCTTCCATCTTAACGGCAAACCGGCATGGCTGGTAAATTCTCCAGGTTGAAATAAATTCATAATAGGCTTTCCTTAATTTTAATTGCTGTGTCTCTTGGAAATTCTGATTGTGTAATTGTTCGTCCTACTACTATATAGTCTGCTCCTAGAGTCTTAGCTTCTAAATGATCTACTGTTCTGTGTTGTCCTTTATTTTTTCCTATACCAGGACAAACTTTTAACATTTGTGGCGCTATAGAATTTACAACATCTAAATCCTTTACACTACAAATCATACCCGCAAATTTATGAGGTACAACTTTACTAATGTTTATTCTCCAATTTAACATTGCGTTTTGATTTACTATTTCTTTTAAATCTGTAGCACTCCAACTTGTAAGATACGTCACACCCAAAAGTTTTATTTGATCAGCAAATTGTTCTATAGATTCAAATACTTCCGTATTGTTTAATGTGCTTACTGTTGTCATTGTAGCACCCTTATCTACAATTTTTTGTAAAACCTGTTTTACTGTATTAGGAGTATCCCATAATTTACAATCAATAAAAAGATCTCCGGCACTTGTATAATCTTTGATGTATACACTCTGGCTCCATAAAGATTGATTAATTTTAAATCCATCTACAACATCACGTAATTGAGCTGTCATTTCTAATGCGTCTAAAGGATTCACATAATCTAATGCTACGATTAATTTTGTCATACTTCATAATCTCCTGATCCTGGTGTTTGAAAACCTGGCGGAGCAACATACAAAGTATGATAAGCGTCTATTTCGTTAGCACACTCGGCACAAAATCCATAACCATTTGACAGTATTTCAACAACATGATCATTTTCACATCTGCCTACTACTCCTGTAAAATTGGTAAGCTCTTTAGTCACTCCTATTGCCATCGTCTTCCTCTTTCTTTTTCCGCATAAATTTTATATCACAGTAATTACATTTAACATATCCTTCTTCGGGAACTGCGTAATAAACTTTTGGATGATCCATTGCTTCGCCCATACATGATACTCCTGGTCCGTCTACATAAATTATTGTTTCTGGATATTCTTTCATTCTTTGTGATCTTTTATTATGTAATAAATTTCTTTTAGTTTTTTAAGATGTTTTTGTAAAATTTTGTGTTTCTCGGAAGCAATCATTATATCTTTCCATTCATCATAATCTATTATGCCCATTGCTTCTGCTACACTCTTTGCTTCTCCGCCTACTACCCAACGTTCTATCATATTGTATGGCGGGTCACGATAACGAGCGTACACAACACCGTTGGCACGCTCGTATATTAAAGGTTGATTTGGGATCAAGTTTCCCATTTATACCGCTACAAAGTAAATAACACTTACTACTGCTATAGCAAGACTACCTGCGTTAAGCTCTTCGTATTTCCCACTTAAAGCCTTGATAAGTGCGTAGGCAATGAAGCCTAAAGCAATACCATGAGCAATACTAAATGTTAGAGGCATAAGAACAGCCGCTAAAACTGCTGGAGCATATTCAGTAACATCTTCCCAATCGATATCAGCGATGTTACGTAAGAAATATGTAGCAATAAAAATTAGTGCTGGAGCAGTTGCGAAAGCCGGAATACTTTGTGCTAATGGAGCAAAAAATAAACAGGCCGCAAATAATATAGCAACAGTGACAGCCGTAAGTCCTGTTTTACCACCTTCTTTGATTCCCGCACCGCTTTCTATATACGATGTTGTATTTGATGTTCCAACTAAGGCTCCTGCCGAAGTTGCCACAGAGTCTGCCAACAATGCTCTATCAATACCGTCTACTTCACCTTTCTTGTTTACTTTACCTGTTAGGTTAGCAACACTTGTTAGTGTTCCTGCCGTATCAAAAAAGTCTACAAACAAAAAGGCAAAAGCAGTACCAATAAATCCTGCCGTAGCAATTAAACTAAAGTCTAAACTAAAGGCATGCTCAGGACTAGGAATAGCACCCGCAAATCCATTTAGGTCAGCAATACCAAAAACCCAAGCAATAATAGATACAGCAAGTATACCTATAATGATCGCTCCTGGCACTTGTCGTTTATCAAGCATTGCCATAATGACAAAACCAAGTCCTGTCAATAAAACAGGCCAACTTGTTACATCACCTAAGCCTACAAGAGTAGCAGGATTATCAATTACGACCCCTGCGTTTTTCAAACCAATTATAGCTAGGAACAAACCAATTCCGGCGCCTACACCTAGTTTCATAGATTTTGGAATACTGTTAATGATGTACTTACGAGCCGGTGTTACACTTAATCCTATAAACACGATACCCGCTACAAAAACAGCCGCCAATGCTTGTTGGAATGTATATCCCATACCAAATATTACACCGAAAGTAAAGAACGCATTGAGTCCCATACCTGGTGCTAGTGCCACAGGCCAATTAGCCCATAGTCCCATAATCAACGTGCCGATAATTGCGGCGATGATTGTTGCCGTAAAGACTGCGCCGAATCCCATGCCAGTTCCTTCAGTTGAAAGAATTGCTGGATTGACTACAGTAATATATGCCATCGTAAGAAACGTTGCGATGCCAGCCATTACTTCTGTCCTAACGGTTGTTTTGGCTTTTGATAGACCAAATAGTTTTTCTAACATATTATCCTCCGTTAAATTTTGGTGCCAACTGTTCGACGCACTATGTCGTCATGGTTAAACTCGGCCCAGTAAAGTTCAAAAGCGACACCGTCTTCTAAACCTTCAAATTGGTGGACCTTTCCTGGCTTCACTTGCGTGAAGTCTCCTGGACCAAGAATAGTTTCATCAACTAATCCTTCTTGGTCTTCTTGCCAAACTCTGACAAGCATCTTGCCAGATTCAACAAAGAATCCGTTCCATTTAAACTTATGTTCATGTTCAGAACACTTATAACCTTTTTTATACTGAATGCGATGGAATTCTAAAACACCATTAGCATGGATCAATTCCGTTTGACCCCAAATTTTTCCTGCTTTCATTAAAATAATTCTCCGTACTTGATCACTTCTGTTTGTCTAGTAATATCCTTTATAAAAAAGGCACACATAGGAGCGTTTTTTTCTTCAACTGGTATGCTCAATAGTTGTGCGTTCCTTACTTTCGGAAAGTACCATTTCACATCATTGTAATAATTAATTACCTTTACAGGAGTGAAGTCCGGCTTGAAGCTGGTGAGTGGATTAAAGATAAATGCTTCAAAACCTCTATCCCCTATACTTGTTAGCGGTAATATTTCTATATCGTTACCACTGTCGGGACATCCTACAGCAATGTGCCAATCAATTGGCATTTGTACTTCATAACCTCCTATATCTAAAACACAACTAGGCGAACTAAAAGATTCTAAAAATATTAACGGTATGTAAAAAAAATCTGGATTGTTGCTATCCGAATTATCCAATATACTAAATCTTATATCTTCTTCAATTTGATCTGGTAGCGTGTTTAGGTCTAGAGGTTTGTTTTCTAAAGTTAGTATTTTCATTCTAGTTCCATTCTACTTTTTCTATTGTAAATGGGTATTGGGCTTCCTTATAAAACTTTTTTCTTTGTGTAAGGTGCCGCTTCGCGAACTTACATGTTGATGTAAGATCCCATATCTGTACGAAGTCTTTATCTTTCGCCTTTCTTACGCCTCTGCCTATCGATTGTATTACTCTTACAAAACTCTTTCCAGGTTCAATGAGAACAAGATTAAAAATACGAGGAATGTTAATACCAACGGCGGCCACACCATATGTCGCAATAACAACATGATTAGTACCTTCATTAATTTCATCATATGCTTCTTTTCTATCTTTTAGTTTTACATCACCTTTTACAAACTGTGATCCTGGTATTGTCTTTTGTAATTTTTCTCCTGCTGATATTCTATCAACCAGTATGAGTGTATTGCCTGATGTTTTAATTTTGTTTAATAATTTGCCTAAGTAATCTATTCTTTGGTCATTAGTTACTAGATACTTGAGTTCTTCTTGATAATTAGAATGAACAGGAGTATCAATAAGTTGTACTATGTTCACATGACATTCGCTAAGAACACCTTTGTCTTGTAATTCTTTAGCACTTATTTGTCCTATGACTGGTCCTAAACTTGCGTGTATAGCTTCGAATTCAAAATTTTCTTTAGGAATAGTGCCAGTCAATCCCCAACGAATTGGAGCGTTGCGTAAATTTTGTGTAAGTAATTTTTTTAGGACTTCTGCTTTTGCTTGGTGTACTTCGTCAACAATTACAGTTGCCACACCTTCTAAGAACTCAGCGAGACTCAGTACGTCATCTCCATACTTGGATCTCTTGTCTAAAATATTTAGTGACTGCCAAGTACAAATTGTGTGAGTCTTGCCTAGTTCTTTTCTATCACCAAAGTATACACCTACATCAAGACCACAGTTTTTATAATCATCCTCAGTCTGAGTTACCAAACTTTTATTAGGAACAATTACCAGGCTACGCCCGTATGTTTCTGTCATCTTGCTCAGTGTAGCTGTGATAATAGTTTTACCTGCTCCGGTTGCTACTTCTTGTAAAGACTGAGGATTAGACGCAAAGTTGTTAACTACCTCAACTTGATAATCTCGCAGTCTTATCTTTTCCCCTTCAGCAGGATGTCCTTTGGGCCAAGTCTTACTTCCCCAGAAGTCATCTTTTATTGTATCAAAACCTAATTCAACCTTTTCACGTTGATCTACTATTTCGTCAATCTGAATACCTTGCTCGTGTAAAACATTCGTAATAACATCTAAATGATTTACGTAACCAGAACCGCCCAATCCAAAAAAACCAACTTTGCCATCCCAGCGGCCTAGTTTATATTGTGGCATGTAACGAGCATATGGAACTTCAAATTTTAAACTATTACTAAGTTTTCTTCTTACGTCAACAGGTAGTCCTTCTAACT